GTCCGAATCCCAACAGGGAAACCCGCGACGATCGACCGCATGCTCGGGGCGTCGAACATCCTTCCGTCCTCAACACCGCTCAAAGCGGGCATCTTGACCCTCCCCGGAGGGGGGAAGATGGTTCTGCGTAAGCAGATCGAGGAGTTCTGTAGCTCGCCCGCGCAACCCCAGGTGTCACCTGGGACGCACCCACGTTCGCTATACTACTAGTGGACCATACATGCCCGCCGAACACAACCGGCCAGAAGTGGTCTGGGACCACCAAACCTCATCCCTCCAAGGATCCCGAACCTAAGGCCAAACGCCAAAGGTCCAACTCATGGAGGCCTTTCTCTTCTTCCTCCGATATAAAAGTGTCAGGGACACAATACACATCGGGCTTCTTTCCGCGAAGGAAGCATGACTTCGGTCCCGCCCAGCCGACAAAACTGAGCTTGACCCTACAAGGATTAGCCTTGTAGACGTATGTCCGACGAATGAAGCCGCAGGACGGACTCCACTCGTCTCTCTTCCTCCCTCTCCCGTTGTGCTCCCAAAGAAAAGACCGCAAAGCCTCGGTCTCAACAACGGTCGGTTCACCCCTCAGGAACCGAAGTCCACTTACACCCAGATCCTCCTTCACAGGGAGAGAAGTCGGTATACGCGAGTATACCTTCCGGTGTGTAAGGGCCCGCTCTCGCAAAAAAGCAGGGTAGGTAAAATGACCTAACTGAGAAGGGAGGAAACCCCAGCGCCTACCGATACGTGCCCTCTGGTACGCGTCCACAAAACCAGGATCGACCAACACGGCATTGGCCATGTGGATCATCCCCTGGTAATCGGTAGGTGCACCACCTCTCCTAAGATGGCGGACAACACGCCATCTTCCTCGACTCCGAAGAAAACAAGTGGAGTTAACCTCCACAACGTTCTCCGCCCGAATAGTCTTGTCATCATTGAGTCGGTACCCCGAAGGGTAGTCCTGCATGGTGACAGCTCGTGCCGCAGAGATGACACAGTCATCCCCATTCACGAGAAAACGGGCCTTCATATCAAACCGTGCAGCCCAACGAGCGGCACAGTAAGAATGAAGACAGAGAAGAGGAAAGGAGAGATAGCTCCCCATCATCTGTCCATGCTTCACTCTCCTAAAGACGCCCTCGGAATCCCGAAAAACAGGATCAAGCGATGCATACGCCAACGCGCGAATGCTCCGAGGGACCTTCACCGAAGTAAAGAACAAAGCGTCCATGATAGTCCGAGAGACATCATGAGAGAGGCCGTCAGTTGCCGCAACCAAATCTACGGAGGTTTGGCAGGCGTTGACACAGACAGATGACATCCTTTCTTCGGTCGGTGGACCGCAAAGAAGCCAATCCTTGCTGCACAACTTCGCATACAGGAGCTTATGCAAAGGTGCAAGAAGGTCCACCTTCTCATCAAAGATGAGGAGGGGCCTTTTCTTTCCAGCCGATTGGACTTCTTTGTACCGCGCCATGAAAAGCGGAGACACCTCAGTCTCCGACATGCACGTGGTAAAGAACTCTCCCCGCCGCCCCAACCAAAGGTCGGCCGCCGAACTCAAAGGAGGAAGGCGCGAACTGGTATTCGGAAGATGGTTACCGACGAAGGAACCATAATTCTTATCCCAGCCGGACGGGAAGAGGCGAGTAACGACTCCGCGAACGAAGTCGAGATACTCGGAAGATGAGGGAGGGGGTTGCGAGAGTACGTTCCGCTCCCAGTCGGAACGTACTGACGGCGTGTGTCGATGACAACCTTGCGGAAGGTTGCGTTTAATTGAAGAACAGCCATGGGCCAACGCCCACCTGTCTCGTCGACACAGTCTCTGCAGGTTACAGAGACCATCTTCACCCCGTCTTTGACGACGGGGGAAGGCTACAGAGGCCCGCGCCTTGCCCTGTAGCAAAAGAAAAGAAAGGAAGCGACCGAGGTCTGAAGGGCTACTGTCCGGTAACTCAGAATATGGAATGCCATATCTGATCCGAAGCAACAGGAGCCCATTATGGACCACTTCCTTGGTGAGTCGGGCAGCCCGAAGGCACTCGACACACCGCTTAACCGCTGAACCGGGAACGGAATTATCAGCGGAGCCCGTCTCGTGGGCTAGCCGGCTACGCACACGAGGCACGACCATCAGTACCGAAAGCCGCAAGGCAGGTAAACTGAGGGATTCCCTTAGCG